TTGGGGTATGACCGCACAGGTGGGTGATCGCTTCGCAACCATCATCGAAGACGAAAAGATTGGTCTCAAGGGTGCCGAAATCATCAAGGCCGGCTTCTACCAGAAGGAAGTTGTTGTCGGCAAGGATGCAGGCTTCCTCTTGAAGAACATCGTCAAGAAGGCTGCTTAAGGTAACGCATGAGCTACTGCACTTACGAGGACATTCAGGGGCACATCCCCGAAGCGCGTCTGGTCGAGGTCACCGATGATCTCGCACCGAACGCGACTGGAGAAGTCAAGGTCGATATCGTCGAAAAGGCCATCAAGGAAAGTTCGACTCTCATCGACTCTTATGTGAGAAAGCGTTTCCCGCGTCCGTTCCAGAGTGTCCCGGAAGTGCTGCGTATGGTCTGCGTGGACCTTACCATCTACAATCTGTACGAACGCGTAACGGAGATGAATATCTCCGAAGGTATGAAGCTCCGTTACAACAACGCCATCGCATTGCTCCAACGCATTGCCGATGGTAAACAGGATATCGGCGTAGATCCCGATGAACCTGTACCAGAAACGGGCTTTGCCGTCGCGTCCAAGGTTAGCGGTGGCACAGCCATGTTTACGCTTGATTCCATGAGGTTCTGATGCCTGTAGCTATCTCGAATTGCTACGTCATTGAAAAGGCCATCAAGGACCTTCTCTGTGATGACAATACGCCGATGAAATTCAAGGCGATTGACGTGCAGAGCAATATTTCAGCGCTTTCCCGTCCGGGGCTTGCTTGTGCGGTGATGTCCGGTGACTTTACCGAGGCTGATTTTAGCGGAAGGATCGAGGAAAATGCAAAGATTGTCGTCTCGCTTGTTTTCAAAAATGTCGCAAGCGAAGAGGAACGCCGCAAAATAGCGCACCCGGCGGTAAGCTACGTGATAGGCAAGCTCCACAATAACGATGTCGGGCTTGACATGAAGCCCTTGAGCGTGGCACGTTGGCGCGATGTAACCACCGCCGAGCATTTGACTATCGCATGCATGGTGGTCGAGATTGAATTTACGACGCAGTTCACGGTAACGCCTGAGTCTGCCGAACAGAACTACAGGGAACTGCTTTCTATCAGCTCCACGTTCAAGAGTGAAACGCCTGGACACGAAACTCTTGCGGAGGGCAAAGTCATTTTCAAAGAGGTAAACAATGAACCTGAGTCCTAACATTCCCGAAACCATGATTCCTGGTTCTTACACGGGATACAACTACTACGCGGGCCCGAACGGTCTTCCCGCCAACATCCAGAAGGTGCTCCTCATTGGCGACAAGTCGTCTGCGGGCAGCATCGCTGCGAACAAGCCGACGGAAGTCGCTACCGAGCAGGAAGCAATCGCTCTCGCCGGTTCGGGTTCTGTGCTCATGCAGATGTACAAGGCTGCAAAGAAGGCTTGGAAGTACGCACAGATTTCGTTCCTGTGCTACGAAGTCGCTGCGAGTTCTGCCGCCACGTGGGCGTTCACGCTTACGGGCACAGCAACTGCAGCGGGTCAGGTTGGCGTGGATTGTAACGGCGTTCAGTTCGTGACCGGTGTTGCCAAGACAGATACTGCCGCTGCTATCGCCACGGCTCTCGCAGCTGAAATCAACAACACCCCAGACGCTCCATTTACCGCAGCTGCCGATTCTGGAACTGTGACGCTTACTGCCAAGTGCAAGGGTGCATACATTTCTACGGCTGCGGGAGGCCTCAATGTGAGCGCTATCAGCACCGCAACGGGTGTAACTGCGGGTTCTGTCACCCTTACCGCTGGAACTGGCTCTGTGAACCTTGAAACGGCTCTTGCTGCCGCCTTCCCGGAACGCTATCACATCATCGTTTCCCCGGTGAACGACGAATCGAACCTCGGTAAGCTCAAGACTCACCTTGAAGCCGCCGCCGCACCGCTTGAACAGCGTGGCCAGCGTGCCATCTGCGCGATGGTGTCGGCTACGGCTACGGCAGCCAAGGCCGAAGCGCTCAAGCATAACTATGAACGCCTGCATATCGCGGCGGTCAAGACCAAGATCGACGCTACCGTGTGGGAAATCGCGGCTGGTCTCGGTGCGATTTTTGCAAGCAACTCCAAGCCGAACGTGCCGATGAACGGCGTGGCCATTCCTGGCCTTGCCACCCCTGCCGTCGAGGACAAGTGGAGTGGCGAAGAACAGGACCTGCTTCTCTACGGCGGCGTGATTCCTCTCGTCGAAGAAGACAGCCAGCTCTGCATCGTGCGTGCCGTGACCACCAAGAGCAACAACAGCGGTTCCCGCTTCACCAAGCTCATCGACACGGGCGTCATCGCCTCGCTTGACTACTTCCGCGACTCCATCCTCGCGATGCACCGCGCCAAGTACAAGAACAAGGTCATCCATGCGCTTCTGCCCGATGCCCTGAACGAAGACAACAAGGCCATCGCCTACGCCCTCGAAGCCGAAGCAATCCTGCGCTACATCGACGATTACGCCGACCAGTTCATTACGCAGGAATCGCCGAACGAACCGGGCCGCATGCTTTGCCAGATTCCGGCTCCTGTCGTGCCTGGCCTGAACCAGATCTATTCCACCATCGACCTTTACCTGTAAGGAGTGAACCATGAGAATTTCTTCGCTTACTCTCACCAAGGACGGTTCCGCTATTTCCGACTTTTCCAAGTTCAAGGAAAACGAAATCGAGACCGTGCAGACTGTCGAGCACTTCAATGGCGAAGACGCCATCAAGGTGCCCAAGAAATACGGCTTTTCGCTGACTTACCTTCCGGAATCCGGTGCCGACATGGACTGGGTGTCCGAAGAAGACAAGAACGATGCAGGCTGGACTGTCATCGTGAACTATGTCGGCGGCAAGAAGGTCGTGTTCGGTGGCGTTCACCTGCTCAAGTCCACCCCGAACGAGATGGACGGCAAGACCGCCAAGGAATACCAGCTCGACTTCTTCGCCTCTAGCCGCAAGGTGAGCTGATGACTGAGTTCGAAAAGTCTATTCGAGAGAAGAAGGGCGAAAAACCCGACGAACTCATCGAGCGCATCAAGACATCGCACGATATCAAGCGCATCGTGAGCTGGCCGGGTTGCCCCGATGTCAAGGTCGAAATCCGCCTGTTGTCGCTTTCCGATGCCCGAAAGGCCAAGGTCGATAACCAGCTGGAGTTCAAGCACGACGGTATCGAGATTGCGATGCACAACCTGGCCGACTACCGCGAACAGGAAGCGGTTCACGGCATGTGGCGTGCGTTCTACAACCCCGCGACCGGCGAGCGTATCTTCCGGGACGCAGAACACCTCCGTTCATTCTGTACCCCGGATGAACTGAAGAAGCTCTGCGACGAATACAACGCTTTTGCCGAGGCTAACGACCCGAGTATCGAGGAACTTTCCGACGAAAGTATCGATACGCTTATCGAGACGCTAAAAAAAACGCCGGACCAGGTTCAGTCGAAGCTCGTAAGCTTGAATTTGGCCTGGAAGCTAGTGCGTACTTTGGTTGCCCGGTTGCAAGCATAACTGATGCCCAGTGGCTCCTTGTCTTTGCGATGAAGGGGCTGATGGGTCCACCTGAAAAAGACGATGAAGGATGGCAGATAATTGGCGAAAAATGAAGTCACATTGCGTATCGGGGCCGATGCCGCCGGGCTCAATTCGGGGCTGAACCGTGCCAAGGCTGCCGTCACTTCGTTTTCCGGGATGGCCCGGGCGTCTCTGTCCTCTGTAGGCAAGTCTATAGGGAACATGAGCCTCGGTTCCATGTTCGCTCCGCTCCTTATCGGGGGCGGTCTTCATTATACCGTGAGCGCTGTCGGCGACTTGTCCAAGGAACTGCTGTATTACGGCATGGCGGCTAAAAAGAGCGACGCGGACACGAAGGTGTTCCGCGAATCGCTGCATGACATGGCCATCCAGACGGGTATCGATGCAAAGGCTATCCTTGGCGGTATCTCGAAGATTGGCGAAATTACTGGCGATTTCAAGTTCTCCGAAGAAATGGGGCTTACCCTTGCAAAGACTTCTCTTGCGGCGAACACCTCGATGGAAGACTTGGCGCTACTTTCTTCGGCAATCAACGCGAATGTCGGCTGGGGAATGGAGCAGATCACCCGATACTTCAATTCCCTGATTATCCAGGGCGACCAGGGCTCCTTTACGCTCCAGAAGTTCGCCAACCAGGGTAAGGCCCTGTTCTCCCAGGCTGCGGCTTTTGGGCTCAAGAGCGAGGAACAGTTCGCCTATTTCGGGGCCATGCTACAGACTATTGCCCCGTCCATCAAGAGCGAAGCCGAAATCACCACGTCTGTCGGCGCTCTTTTCCGTGACTTGAAGGACAAGCAGAAGGACCTTGGCAAGAAAGGCATCAAGATTTTCGACAAGGTGGACGGAAAGAACCAGGTTCGCGACCTGAAGTCCATTATCGATGACATCATGAAGTATGTCAACGGCGACGCCAAGAAACTTGCCCAGATAGGCCTTACAAGCGAATCCATGAAGGTCTTGAACCCGCTTATGGCCGATTACCAGAAGGGATGGGTCAAGATGCAGGCCATCACCGATTCCGGCATCAAAGGGATGTCGAATACCGACGAGCTCGAAAACCGCTACGATAGGGCGTCCAGGACTTTTGACAAGGCGATGGACAAGATGAAGGCGAGCGCGGTGAAGTTTGCCGACTTGAACCTTGCGGGGCCCGTAGAGACCCTTTCAAGCGCCCTTCAGACCTTGAGCGAACACCAGACTATCGTGAAGACCGGGTTTATCGCGATGACGGCTGCGGCTAGCCTTGTCGGCCTTGTGAAGGCAGGGCAGTTTGTCGCCAGCGGGTACGAGTCTTTTAGAAAGTTTTTCCCTGGCAAGCAGGCCAACGAACCGAAGCCGTCGAACTTGATTCCGTTTAGCCCGAACGACGTGCAGAAGGTGTTCGTCACCAACATGCGCGGCGGTTTCGGCGGTGGAACCGACTACATGGACGACGATTCGCCCGTTCCACAAGCTGCTGCCACGCAGAAGGCGACCCAGGCGATGGAATCCGTCACGGTTGAAACGGGACGGTTCAGGCAGGGGCTTTCCAATGCCAGGGCGGGCCTTAACCGCTTCGGAAGAACTGCCATTGGCGGGACCCTGCTCACTGCGGCCACTACCTGGGCGATGAACAAGATCTATGACTTTGGTGCCGCTTTCGTCGAATGGCGAAAAGTGGTTGCCGATGTCGAGGCCAACAGCCGCGCCATGGTGGACCGTAACCAGGCGGAGTTCGAAAAGCGATACGGCAAGGAAGCGGGAGTCTACAGCAAGAAGCACGGCGAGACCTTGCTTGAAATCCAGAAGGAAGAAAACAGCTTTATGCCGTCGCAGAAGAAGCTCGACAAGCTCTACGGCGACCTGCGGATGTATAACCAGCTGACGAAGAACGCTATCGAGGCGAAAAAGGGCGAAAACGGCATTTCCGCCCAGGAATACATGCAGCAACTTACAGTTGCTCCGAACATTGTCATCAACATGGACCAGGCTAACAACCGCTATACGGCGCAGAGCGACGGCGGCAAGCCTGCGAAGGTCAAGGTGCAGAATACACCGGGGATGGGTAGATAGATGGCTGACGTGAACGAACCTAGAGAATGCACGCTTGGGCCGTGGGACTTGCAGCTGACGAACATCAGCGACGAGATCAACCACGCCATGGCCGAAACGACCTACCCCTACAAGAACGGGGCCGATATCGAAGACATGGGCGTGGACCCCGAAGTCTTCAGGTTTTCTTGCGTCATCACGAACGAAGACTACAAGAACAACTACAGGGAACTGCGCAAATGGTTCCTGTCGTATTTCCCGGAACCTATAGAACTGTATCATCCCGACCACGATACAATCCTTTACGGCTATCCTAAAAACGTTTCCATTGCATCCGACAAGCGCAGGAACTATGCGGAGTTCCAGTTCGACTTTGAAATTGCGGATATCCAGGAAGAGACCCAGGAAGTAGCAGACCCCAAATATGTGACCTACGAAGAGGCAAAGGAAGCGAATGCCGAAGTGCAGACGGCCATTGCCTACGAAATGCAGAAGGCGGGAGTCCCCGATTTAGAGGGGTCCGACTGGTCGCTGGTCGATGTCTGGGGGTCTCTTGGCGATACCGCCCGCGCTTTTGCCGACGGCGTTAGCTCCGCGATGGCTAAAATCCAGGGCGTGATTGATACGGTCAAGGCCCCTATCGACGCAATTAACACCACGATTGACTACATGGGCACCCTTTCGGGCAAGCTGACCGAGAGCTTGCAGGGGTGCTGCGACTCGTTTACCGGGCTTGCGAGACGTGTCACCAAGTCCAAGAGCTCTATGGTCGTGCTTTCGACGAACATGTCCGACATGCTCGCGACCCTTGCCGGTTCGCCCGTTTATGCGGCATACGCGACCCTTGCGGCTGCCACCCTTGCGAACGAAGCCGCAAACCACATCAGCGACGACGAAAAGCGAATGGCCGAATCCATCGCCGCCGAAAGCGTCGTTTCCGACAATGCGGAAGGCCACGAAATTGCCGAAACTAAGCCTGTATATATCGTCACTCCCGCCGACATGGAAGATAGTGTGGCCACGGTGCGCGAGTTCATCAATTCGGTGCTCCCGGTCGCCATCTGCCCGGACCGTCTCAAGAAGCAGGCTGCCGCCCTGTCGAACGCAATCCTTCGCATCAAGATGGAATACATGACCACGAAGAAGGTCTTGCTCCATCATGAAACGCCTCTTCACAAGGTTTGCCTGGACAACGGTCTTAACTACAAGGCGGCAGAGCGTCTTTGTGCCTTGAACGATGTCAAGAATCCCACTTTCATGAACGGCGAGGTTATGGTCTATGCCAAATGACAAGGATGAAGTCATCGTCGCCGTAAAAGGCTCCAGGATGGACAAGTTCGTGAGCTACAACATCACGCAGGACCTGTTCACTCCCGAGGGTTCTTTCCAGTTCGGGTGCTTTTCGAAGTACGATATATCTGCGGGAGACACCTGCGAGATATACGTAAACCGCAAGGTCGTGATGAATGGAATTGTCGATACGGTAAAGCGCGAACTGTCGAGAAGCGGCCCGAGGCTTTCTTTTGAAGGCCGCTCCGTGGCTTCCATTCTTGTCGATTCCTGCGTGACCAAGTTCTCGACGCTCCCCACGAAGCTCAGTGCGCTTGCCGAGAAGCTTGTGCGCGGGCTTCCGTTCATCGGGAAGAAGGATTTCGAGTATTATTCCAAGTCTAAAAACGCGAAAGCAAACCGGAAGTTCGTGGAGCTTTCCCCTGGCGATACTGTCTTCGAGGTCATCAAGAGGGCGGCAAACTCGCTGGGCTACCTGTTCTGGGCTACTCCAGACGGCAAGTTCTGCTTCGACAAACCGCTTGTTCGAGGCAAACCGCTGTTTTCTATCCATGCCAAGGGCGACGGATCCGAAATGGACTACATCGAGGGTTCCGTGACAAAGACTATCGAAGGCGTCCATAGCGAAGTCCGCGTGATGGGCGAAAGTCAGGACGACAACGACATCAAGTATGTGATGGCGACCGTCAAGAACGACCAGATGCCGTTTGCAAAGCCTCTTGTCGTGAACTGGAACGAAAACGAGGGCCCTGCAAAGAAGACCGCTGAACTTCAGATGGCTGTAGAAAAGGCGAGCTCAATCCACCTTGAATACACGGTAAATGGGCACTCCCAGAACGGCAACAACTGGGAAATTAACCGCTTTGTCGATGTCGATGACGAATTTAACGGTGCTAAAGACAGCTACCTCATCAAGTCGGTGACGTTCTCTCTTGACAGGCAGAACGGAAAGCGCACGCGCCTGGAACTCCAGCCGGGGGGTGCATTATGATGAAATTTTTCACAAGTATTGTTTCGAGCTGCAAGGATATCGCGGGCAAGCTTCGCGGCGTAGACGCCAAGGCGAACGGTCGCGATGTCGAAGGCCGCCAGCTTATGCAGCAATTCGGCTTTATTTCCATTCCGCCAAGCGGTTCGCGCATTCTCTTCCTGGAATTTGGGAACGTGATTGTCGGCGTCGCAAGTGACGGCAAGGACCGCCCCGCCGTAAAGGAGGGCGAAACGGCGCTTTACAGCGACAAGGCCCACTACATCATCCTCAAGGATAACGGCACCATTGCCATCAAGGCCGATGGCGGCATCGATGTCGATGGCGACCTGCGCGTGAACGGCGAGGTGAGCGACAAGGTGGGCAAGCTCTCCAAGCTGCGCGACAACTACAACCAGCACACCCACATCGGCAACCTCGGCGCTCCTACGGCACCGACGGACAAACAGGACACGGGGGCGTAAATGCTTGACCTGGACACTCTCGATTCCGAATTTTCCCGGATTGTCAAGTCTGCCGACGGCAAGACAAGCGTGGCCCCGCAGCTCGCCAAGGCCTACGACGACTACGCCAAGGGCGGCATCATTCTCGGTGCGGACCTTTCGGCGGGTGGCGACAAGTCTCTCCTGGAAAGCGCCTTCTCGGTGCTCGACCCGTCCAGCGGGACGCCTGCCAACATGGCGGCGAAGCTCTGCGCCTACTGGCAGGGCCTTCCTAAGCCAGGAATCCCGTCCCACGGTGGCGTGGCTGTCGTGTCCGTCGTTCCGACCTTCGCGGCTGCCCAGGCGGGCGTTCTGGCTGCCATAATGGCCTGCGTCACCACGAATGAAGTTCAAAAGCCATACAAGAAGCTTTTCGGAGACATTGAAACCGTCTTGAAGACCGCCGTCTGCACCGTCACCGAGACCATGCCCACGACACCGCCGAGCCCGTCACCTTTCCCGGAGACATTACAATGACTACTGACCAGATTAAAGAAGAAGTCCAGCTTTCGCTTACCGTCGCCAAGGGTTCCTTTTACAAGAAGCCCGAATTTGGCCACCGCTTCAAGGAACTTGCCCGGGAAGTGGCGTCCGAAAAGACCAGGAGCAGGGCCGAGACATACGCCGCCGAGGCGTTGCAGTGGATGATTGACTACAAGCACCTTAAAAGCGTCGTCTCTACGGCCACCTATGTCGATAGCGACAAGCTCCAGGTGCATGTGGAATGTGTCGCCTACAATGGCGACGTGATTGAATTTACCCGTTTCGTGGAGGTTAAACAATGGCCGTAACAGTTGACCAGATCTTTCAGCGCATGGTGACCGACGCAAAGAACATTGACCCGCTGATAAATATCAGCCAGGGCACGGAAACCTATATCCGTTTTGCCACCGCCGCGTCCGCTATTTGGGGCCTTTACAAGCAGATGGACTGGACCCTTGACCAGATTTTCCCGACCACGATGAACCAGGCAAGCCTGGAACAGTGGGCGAACGACCGAGGGCTCGACTACAGCAACTTGACCGCAAGCGAGCTCTTGACGCTCATCCTGTCGTATCTCCGAAACCCGAAGAGTGGCGGCAAGCCAAGCGACTACGAACGCTGGGCGCTCGAAGCGTCTTCTACCGGCAAGGCCGTCGAGCTCGAATCCTCGATGATTTCCGGCAATATGCCCGACCTGAGCGCCGCCAACGCCGTAAAGCCTCATGATCGCGACAGCCTGGCATTTACTTGCAGCGGTTCAGACACGAACAAAACGGTCATCATCGATTTTGGCGAATCCAAGAAAATCATAGGTCTAGGACTTGGCTTTATCACGAACCGCCCTGCATCATTTGGTGTTTTCGTTTCAGATGATGGTTCTACATGGAATCGCCTTGGCAAGATTGATGCCGCCTATTGGTGGGCTATGGCGAACTTCACCGAAACATCCACCAGATATGTCAAATTGGTACTTGAATCTATCGAAAGCATCGCATCCTGGCAAACGGAAGCCTTGAACACGGTCAAATGCTTCGGTGTTGAATTTTACGAATCGAGCGAAAAAGACGAGGCCCCTACATCGTCCAAATGTCTCGATAATTTCTATGGCGTTGGAACCGTTCTTATGCTGATGGGGCCGAATACGCTCTCAATGCGTTGCTGTGAGGCTATCCGCGCCAAGTGCGAATACGAAGGTCCTGTTGCTCCGCGTGAAATTTGGGTCAATGTGCCCAAGGAAATGACGCTTTCCCTGCAAGTGGCCGTCACGGACTTTGACAGTTTGGATGAAGCGGCTTTCCGGGAAGACATTACCAAGTATTTCGCAAGCCTCAAGGCTGGAGACTTCTTTATTCCATCGCAAATTGTGGTGTATGCCATTAAAAATGGCGGCTCGGACGCATCTGTTCGTGTCTCTAAAAACGGCGGTGAATATCAGACCCAATCCACGACCATGAAACCCGACGATAAGACTGAACAGTTCATTCTTGGAACTTTGGCGGTAGAAGATGGCAACTAACCCGTTTGACAGCCCGCACTACAAGGCTCTTTCGCAGCTTTATCCGCTCAAAATGGATGCGGAAGAATACGCTGTCGCCAAAGAACTTGACAGAGCCTTGGAATATGCCGATGCGGCTTATCCAGAGATTTTTCCAAGCACCGCTACAGCGACACTCGAACGGTGGGAAAACCTGTATGAACTGAGCCACACGGGCACTTTGGAATATCGCAGACAAGTCCTTTTGGCTGAAATTAACCGGGAATCGGGCATTGCAGAACGCCATTACATAGGCTTGGCCGCGTCTATCGGCTTTACTATCACGATCGTAAAACCGCCAAGGATGTTCCGTGCGGGTTTATCCCGTGCAGGCTTTGAAGTCTATGACGAAGATGAACAGTACACCTGGATTGTGGTTTGCAATAGGCTGGAACCCTCATGTTCCCTTTTGAAACGAACCCTTGAATCTCAGAAGATTCCCTTTACACAAATACGATGGATATTCCGTCAACCTAGCCTTTTACTTGAAAATGGCGGGTTCTTGCTGTTGGAAGACGGTAACAGACTTTTATTGGAGGACTAACTATGGCTGAAAAAATATTAGACAAAAAAACATCCGAACTTGAAGCCTTGACTCGTGACGAAGCGATTGCGGTTAACGCGGTCGTTCCCGTAGCGGTGCCCGGTATTGGCAACGGTAATGTTGTCTTGGAAAATTTGGTCGGGGACAAAGGATTCAAGGGCATCAACAGCGCTATATATGGAGTAACAACGTATGCTCAAGTGATGGATATGCTTGACGGAGGCGAGGATGGTGACTCCGCTAAAAGCAAAGGAATACCACTTGTATGTGTGCTGCTTCACGACACGGAGATCCCGTATTACGACAGAGTTTATGACACGATCACTCGAGGCGCAACATTTGTTTATTCAGGCCAAGACGCCGACGGGTTTCACTTCGCTCATATAATTAGTCACAGCGTGGGCACTGGCCAGCCGCCCGTTACGATATATTCAGAAGCGACACTTAATAGTCAAAACGTATGGTCTCTAAGACTCAGAAACGCGTTTCACATTGCTGGACTGAACGTGAACAACGACAGCGCTGATGTCTCTCTTACACCGTGGATGTCCACTACAGCAGCGCTGAATATCAAGGGCGGTTCCAACGGAGAAAATACAAAAAGCTATATGCTTTTACCTACTTCCGTAACGTCGTCTCCGAAACGTGTTGCTCTTATGAACTTTATCGGCTTCGACTCTATGAGTGGGATGACACCGTGCATGGCCGCTCTACTCAATTTTGCTGGCATGACCGTTGCTGGTATCAACTATCCATACCAAACTGTACAGATTCAACGTCTATACGTTTCTAACTCGTCTGGCGACGCAGGGCTTGCGAGCCTAGATCTTACGGTATATAAAGATAATAATGACATGGCTGGTTATACGCTTCAAGTAGGTACGGAGTTTCTTGCAATCGCAAAACCGTACGACAGAACCAAGCAATATGCCGTTGGTGACTACTGTATTACCAAATCGGGACTATGGCGCCTTAGCACGCCTTATACCCCGCCCGCCAATTTCACCCAAGCCAATTGGACCAATGTAACTTTAATTGACTTAGTAAATGAAAAAATATCTGGTCCAGTTGTAGCTCCGGAGTATGATGATACTCTTGCTTATCCAGTCGTCGGTACGCTTCGCATGCACAAGAACGTGCTGTACAAAAGTAATGTGGCTATACCCACCGCAGAAGCGTGGACAGCAGCCCATTGGGATGAAGTAAGTGTCACAGAAGACTTGACCAATGTCAAGTCTCTTATTAATGCTGTTCCAAATGGCGGAAATCTTACAGATAGCGCGACAATTGACGTACCGAATAACGCTTTGTCAAAATTGACGACTAGCCAAAATACCCTCACACTGAATGTCAACTTAAATGTTGATGAAATTGCAAATTTTGTTGTTGAGATTAGCGCAAGCGCCAATGTGGCCTTGACTGTCACGAGCACAACAGGAGGTGTCACGTCTCCGCTTAAAGCTCCCGTGACAGGCTCGATAAGTCTAGAGAACGGGCACTTTTACCAGGTGAAATGTGGCGGCTCATGCTGGTCTCTAAAGGAATATGCTATTCCATCAGTGTAA